GTCGTATTGATACACGCCACGGTATCGCTCATTGGTGATGAGTCGGTGGAAGCTGCAGCGCTGCCACTCGTTCCCTCTGGCGTTCCGGACGCCTCTGGCATTGAGGTCGTTGGCGATGGTCATAAAGGGATCGCCAACAGCAATCCGACGATAAATCTCCCGGACAATGGCGGCCTGCGGCTCATTTATCTCAATCTTCCCGTCGGAACCCTTGCGATAACCATAAGGGAGGGGGCCGTTCACCTTGCAATTCTTGGCGTTGTCCCGCATCCCTCTTCGGATGTCCTCGGCCATATTCTCTATGTAGAACTGATTGACGTTCATCATGCTGCGCAGGGCAAAACGCCCGGCGGCGGAATCGTCGAAGTCTTCCTCTACATACAAGACCTTCACGCCCAGCTCAGACAGCCGGGCTTCGTTGACCATCGCCTCCATCATGTTGCGCCCGATTCGGTTGCTCTTCCAGGCAATCACATACGCAAAGAGGCCGGCCTCAGCGTCCCGCATCATCCGCCGGAAAGCGGGGCGGTTATCCGTCTTGCCCGAAATGGCTCGATCCTCATAGGACTCCACCAGGGCAATACCCAGGTCGGCTGCGTGCGCCTGGCAAGCCGCAACCTGCTGTTCGATTGATACATCCTTCTGTCTGTGGCTGCTGTATCGGGCGTAGCAGACGCCGATCATGCTGCCCTTGGATTTGATTTTTCGTCTTGCCATGGTATTTTCTCCTTCCATTTCGCGCTGGAGGGCGCTATAATAGAAGGGTAGTAGGCCGTCCAAACTTACTACCCTATTGAACCGCTTCGGTGTTCCCGCACCGGGGCGGTTTTTTATTTACTCCGCCTACCACCTTGATATATGTGAGATGGTAGGCGGTTTGCGTGAGAGGTTTGAGTTGATTATTCTGCCGTAGTGTTATCAGGTTCCTTCACAGGCTTCTTGGCCTTGATGGCGGCGATAATGTAAATCACAGCAAAAATCAGGCATACGGTTGCCCAGATGTTGAGGTCGGCGTAAGATTCTGCGGTCACATAACCCACAAGAGCGCCCAGGCCATAGAAGACAGCGGTGACGATGGAAGCACCTTTCCCCTCGCCGTTTCGGGTGGCCATGCCTACGATACCGGCAACGATCAGACAGATAGCGACCAACAGGCCGCCAGTGCCACCAATTTCGCCGTTTTCCTCCAGGGCATTGCTGATGCCAGCGGCACAAGACTGGAACATCACCAGCAGAGCCAGGACGATGGAAAGAATCCCGGACACCAATTTCGCGACTTTCATTTTGATTATCTCCTTCTCATGTTAAATTTACCGCATTTCGTCAGATTGCGGTACATACTTCCATGTTACAGGACGGAGATGGAGTTTTCAACATTCGAAAGAAATGCGATTGTAACACCATTGTATTTTGCTGGTGCTGTCCTGAAATTCGGACAGCGTGCTTGATACAATTATAGATGCTATCTTAAAGTCGTGCGGATGCGGAGGTAGTAATGAATAGAGAAGAGTATATTCAAGCTATTATACAGATGCTGAGCGAACTAGATATAAACGCACTCCGATTTATCTACATATACCTTCAGCGGAAATGATGATTTGGCCAGGCCCTACGCCTGGCCTTTTTCATTTTCATCAAGAAGCAATTTTTGAGCCATTGCCTCTAACAAAACCCACCCGCTTTCGTCCAGGTTGGCCAGCATGGATATAAAGCGAACTTTGAAATCATCATCATCTAAATAAGTTAGATCCCGCATGAACTCCGCTATTTCGTCATGACGAGAACGAGGAAGAAACATCTCACCTTCCCCTGTGCGTACCCAGTCTTCGCTTACATTAAAAATCCTACAGATGTCAGAAATTGTTCGCTCGCTGGGCATACGAGTTCCCTTTTCAATCATCCAAACAAAATTGGGTGACAAACCTACTTTTTTAGCAAATTCATCTTGCGTGAGTTGTAGCTCTTTGCGCAGTGTTTTTAATCTTGAGTTGATTTTGATGACCTCCTTTCTGAAGAAGATAATAGCATAGAAAATCTAACAAGTCAATGAAAAGGTCGGATAAAACGTTGACACGCCTAACTGAGTGTGGTATGATTCTGATACAAGTTAGATGAAAGGGAGGCGAAAATGATGACACAGTTAGAAATTAGCTTGTGTGCTAGCATGTGCAAAGCACTAGAAACACTTAGCGAGTTTGACCGTGGACGCCTATTGGGTTACGGCGAAGGCTTGGTTGATCGTGCAGAAAGTGATAGACGGAAAGCAGGAGAAACTCGAACCGAAGAAGCCGGCTGAACATACCTCGGAGGGAGGTAGGACGCAGATATAAAAGCTACCCGCTGTTGCGGGTAGCAAAGTCAATGAGCATCGTCTTTTTCTTCGTCCAAAAGCTGTCGGGCTTTCTCCTCCAGCACAGCCCACTCCTTGTCGGTCAGCCCCATCATCATCCGGACGAACCGGGCCCGGAAGGAATCAGAGGAGTCGGCCAGCACACGGCCTGCCCATTCCATCAGCTGGTTTTCAGGGTCAATGGGGGCAAACATTTCGCCTTCGCCGGTGCGGAGCCAGGTTTCGTTGACGTTGAATTCTCTACAGATAGCTTTAACCACTGCATCGGTAGGGGTTCGCAATCCGGTTTCGTAGCCGGTGACGGTGTTCCCTTTAACGCCAATCTTTTCCCCGAATTGAACTTGCGTTAAGCTTGCGCTTTTCCTTACTGCCTTGATCCTGCTCTTCAAGTGTTTCACCTCCTTACTCAGGTTATTATATGTTCAAAAACTCGCTTTGTCAATGTTTATGGCGAAAAAAGCTTGACGATAAACTCTCTTTGAGATATAATAAACTCGCAAAGACAATAATGGAGGTGAAAACGATGGATAGAAAAAAAGTTCCCTCTCACATTTCTGAAAATCGTGAGAGGGAAGCCAAGGAAATCACAAACCCTGCCTGTGAGAACAAAGCAGGGAGTCAAAAAATCGAAGTAGGAAGATTGAAAGCGGAGATTGTGCCGGTTGCGATTGTTCAAGGAAGAATCTGAATTATCTGGATTTTGTCATTCACGGTTCTATCTTGAGTTGCAACAAACTTAATGTGATCAGCCATGCATCTTGCGATGTCCATACTGGTGATTGTTTCACCAGCACAGGACTTTGCGTCGATCAAAGCGCTTACTTTATCAACGAGAGTATGGCCTGGATCTTTGTTGTACAAGGAAATGCAAGTGACATTTTCGGATTCATTCAAGAGGTATTCTTTGAATTCATATTCTTTTGTGCCTTGAACTGTATAGCTAGCTATCTCGCCAAACGATGTCAAACCAGTCACGACAAATTGAACGTCAGAAAAATGAGGGGAGAGCTCAAGGGCTTTCTTATAGAGTAAACGGGCGACGACGTCGGAAGACTTCTTGGTTGCGGTATTGACGGCGACTATGAAACGAAGCAAGGCCAGTACAAAGGAATAATCTCCAGTAAAACCTACGGCAACAGTATCAGATAAGGAGAATATTTTTTCAGTTGACTCCGAAACAACATGAAAACCGGTAGCGTCCTCGCGCACGCGCCTTGTGTCGGACATAAGGATAGAACTTCCTGGGTGAATTACATTAAGAACAATGCTCATAAATACATCCTTTCTGAAAGGTGGTGGTGAAAATGGTGTCGGTTGACGTCGAAGGTATCAAGAGAGCAATCGCGGAATCGGAGAAAACGCAAGCGCAAGTTGCGCGGGATTCCGGGTTATCTCCGGCGCATTTATGGCTGCTCGTTAATCAACAGCGACGATTGACAGCTACGAATTATGCAAGGATTTGCAAGGCACTGAATGTGTCGATGACCACATTTCTCGTAGATAAGTAATTATATACAAAATGTAGTCAAATGACAAGAGAATTAGTTTTTCTTATTGTGCATGAGATTATTGGATAAGGAGTGAAAACGATGGGCGAAAAACAGAAGAAGGTGCTGGAAGCACTGGGCAAGGTCGTGGCCAAACTCTCCGACGCAAAACTGGCCGAACTGGCAGCATACGGGGAGGGCATGGCGTTCATGGTAGATCGTCAGGACAAGGAGGCCGGTTGAACACGATTTGAAGGAAGGAGGTGAACACCATGGTAAACATCACAGATATGCCCATCCACGTAATGGAATATCTCGGAGCAGCGACATTTAACGCCGTCCTGGCGTATATGTCCACGCCGGAGGGTGCGGCACAGCTGGAGGCAGCAAGCCGAAAGGAAAAGAAAAGAGAGGAGGAACCAGCATGAAAATCGAAGAAGCAATCCGCTATTTCGAGGCAAAAGAAAACGAAACTGTCGAGGCACTGGCCTGGCTGAAAAACAAAGCGTTGAACGATCACATCGAGTGGGAACGAGAGCTAACTGCCACCCGAATGGCAATCCAAGCCTTGCATGAGAAACGGGAGCGTATCGCTACCCGCAACACCGATGTCTAACTACATCAGCACCTGTCCCAAATGCGCAAAATACCGCCTATACCGCCAGCGCCGCTGCAAGGGCCTGCTGGACTATCAGCGGCGGTGGTGCCCGGAGTGGATTACATACGGGATGGTGGCGGACGCTTGGGGTGCGAGGGTGCAGACGAGGCAGCTGCGGCAACGAGATAGATGAGGAGGAATCGACATGACACAGAGAACAAAATGCACCTGCCAGCTGGTCGTCGGCATTACCGACGCCGTAATGGGCGTAGCGGCCTGGGCGACCGCCGGACATATGGCACTGCTGGGCAACTGGCTGCCGTCCAGCATCACGATGTGCGCCGCCGCCTGGATGATGTCGGTGGCCGAGACGGCCTTCGACCGGCTTGGGCGGAGGCTCAAACTGTGAGCCGCAGACCCTGCGCCCACTGCCAGCGCCTGTGGAGCACCCAAACCCTGGTGACAGTCGGCGCGGCGGAGCTGTGCCCGGTCTGTTACAAGCAGCGGCGGGCGCGGAGATGGTGGCCGTGCAGAGACTGTACATTGGAGACCGACAGGACACTGGTCTGCCACGACAAGTGCCCACGGTATACAATGCACCGTGCACTCATTTGGGCGGGCAAGCCCAGCGCGAGCGACCGGGCGGCAGCAGAGGTGACGCTGGAGGGTAAATTGCGGAGCATTCGGCACCGAGGCACCGGCAAGGTCGCCCAAAGATAAAAGCCGCCGCCGGAGGGCCTAATCTCCGACGACGGCAGTAGGAAAAAACTACGACTAAAGTATATCCGAAAAGGAGGGTATATGCAAGATGTTTGTACCAGACAACCCCGTTATCCGGGACGCTGAACAGAACGGGATGCCGGAACCCAGCGTCCCCATCTGCCCGGTCTGCGAGCAGGAATGCGAGGACATCTACCTGGACGCGGATGGCAACGTGACCGGATGTGACAACTGCGTCCGGATCAAGAGCGCCTGGGCGGTCCAGGAGTGTTTTGAGTGGAGGAGGACAGGAAGATGGAAGAAATGACAATCATCCCCGCGGAGGCGGAGAATGCGGAACTGATCTCGGTGGTGCAGCTGCCCATCATCCAGGAGCAGTTACATACCATCAAGGCGCAGATCGAGGCACGGGCGGCAGCAGCGCTGGCAGCACCGTGCACAGAGGAGACGGTCAAATCGGTCAAGGAGCTGCGGGCAGACCTGCGGCGGGACTTTGCCGAACTGGAGAGACGCCGCAAGGCGGTACAGGCGGCCGTACTGAAGCCCTATGATGAGTTCATGGCCGTTTATCGGGAGTGCGTGACAGATGTGTTCACCCCCTGCGACCAGGAGCTGAAGCGCAAGATCGACAGCGTGGAAGAGGAGCTGAAGGCCAGGAAGGCAGAGCGTGTGAAAGCCTATTTCCTGGAGTACTGTCAGAGCGTGGGCATCGACTTCCTTTGCTTCGAGGACGTTGGCCTGAACATCACCAAGACGGTCAGCGAGAAGCGACTAAAGGAATCGGCGAAGGCGTGTGTAGACCGGGTGGCGCAGGACTGCGCTGTGATCGGTCAGCAGGAGCACGCGGCGGAGATCATGGCCGAGTACCGCGTGAACGGCTTCGATTGCGTCGGGGCGTTGAACACGGTGGCATCCCGCTTGCGGAGAGAACGCGAATGCAGGATGCGCCAGGAAGAGCAGGTCGAACAGGAACAACAGGAGCAGGAACGTCAGGCGGAAATGCTCCAGGAGGAGCCAGCGACTTTTGCGCCTCCCCAGGTGCGTGAAACGCCCATCGACGAGGCGCAGGAAGTCGTTGAGAACGACCCGTATAAGACCCTGACCTTTACCGTCCGGGGCCGGCTGTCTGATCTGCGCAAGCTGAAGCAGTTTTTGGTCAGCGGCCCCTATGAGATCGTCTAACAAGGAGGAAGAACCATGGCAAGAAATACCCCGATGGTGCAACAGAAGAAGTTCAGCACCATGATCTCCACACCCAGCTATCAAGCGATGATCGCCAACACCCTGCGAGACCCTAACCGGCAGAGACGCTTTGTGGCGGCGATCACATCCGCCGTGGCGGCCACGCCTGCGCTCCAGAGCTGCAATCCCAGCAGCATCCTGGCCGGGGCGCTGCTGGGAGAAGGGCTGAACCTCAGTCCGTCGCCTCAGCTGGGACAGTTCTACCTGGTGCCCTTCAAGTGCAAGGCCAAGGACGCCAGAGGGAACCAGCTCAAGGACCAGAACGGGGAAGACCTGTACGAGAACAAAGCTCAGTTCGTCCTCGGATACAAGGGCTATGTCCAGATGGCGTTGAAGAGCAAGCAGTATGTGGACATGGACGCAGTGGTCGTGAAGGAAGGGGAGTACCTGGGACGGGACCCCAGCACCGGGAAGCCGATGTTCGCGTTCCTCTCGGATGACGAGGAGTGGCAGCAGCGCCCCGCGGTCGGTTACATGGCCTATCTGGAGTATGACGGCGGCTTCCGCAAGACCATCTACTGGTCCAAGGAGAAGATGATGGCGCACGCCGACCGGTTCAGCCCGGCGTTCTCCGCCCAGGCGCTGAAGCGGCTGGAGGCTGGCGAGATCCCCGACCGGGATCTGTGGCGGTACTCCTCCTTCTGGTACAAGGATTTCGACGGGATGGCCTGCAAGACCATGCTGCGGCAGCTGATCTCCAAGTGGGGCATCCTCTCCACGGAGATGCAGGCTGCGATCGCCCAGGATGGACAGTTTGCCGACTGTGACTTGAAGAAACGGGACGTCGTAGTGCATGACGTAGACGTCGTGTCGGATGTGCCGGAGGAAGCAATGGACGAGCTGGACCCCGTCGCAGAGGACGGGGAGATCACCCTGGATGACCTGTAATGCAGTGTGAGATATTGGCCACCGGCTCCGCCGGGAACGCCGTGGTGCTGGGCGGGACGATCCTGATAGACTGCGGCGTGCCCTATAAGCTGCTGGCACCCTATGTCCATGACCTGCAGCTGGTGCTGCTTACCCACATCCACAGCGACCACTTCCGGCGAGCTACCATCCGCCGCCTGGCCGCGGAGCGCCCCCGGTTACGCTGGGGGTGCGGGCCGTGGCTGGTGCAGCCCTTGGGTGAGCTGGGCGTGTCGCGGCGGCAGATGGATGTGCTGAAGGACGGACACACTTACCAATATGGCAGCAAGGTGGTGGTGTCACCGGTGCCGCTGGCGCACGATGTGCCCAATCAGGGGTACAAACTGCGCATAGGCCGGGAGTGGTGCATCTACTGCACGGACACAGCCAACCTGCACGGGGTGTCGGCCCCAAATTATGACCTGTACCTGATCGAAGCGAACTATGACGAAGCGGAGATCGCCCAGAGGATCGCAGACCGCAAGGCGGCGGGAGAATACGCCTACGAACGCCGGGTGACGCGGAGTCACCTGAGCGTCCAACAATGTGATGATTTTATCTATTCCAACATCGGTGCGCGTGGGCAGTACGTCTATATGCACCAGCATGAGGAGAAGGAAGAAAATGAACGTGAAATACATGAATGCGCTCCCTGCGGGCCTGAAGGAACACAGGGAGACCAAGACCAGCAAGCTGCTGGCAGTGATGCAGGATTTTATGGCGAGGCCTGAACCCATCATGGAGGTGGCGTGGGAGGAAACCTTCCATAACGTCACCTCCGCAGCAGCCTCCGCCCGCAGTGCGATCAGGTCGAATAAACTCGCGCTGCGCGTGACCCGCTGCCAGAACCGGCTGTTCATCCAGAAGGAGGCCGCCGATGCTTAATAAGGTATTCCTCCAGGGCCGCCTGGTAGCAGACCCAGAATTGCGCCACACCCAGCAGGGGACGCCGGTGGCGTCCTACCGGCTGGCGGTAGACCGGGACTATAAGAGCAAGGAGCCCAACGCTCAGAACGCGGACTTCATCAACGTCGTGTCCTGGCGCAACACGGCGGAGTTCGTCTCCCGCTACTTCACCAAAGGCCGTATGATGCTGGTGGAAGGCCGGTTGCAGATGCAGGACTACACGGACAAGGACGGCAACCGCCGGGTAGCGGCAGAGGTCGTGACGGATAACGTCTATTTCTGCGACTCACGCAAGGATGAGAGCGGGACAAGCTCCGGCGGCGGTTACGGACCGCCCAGCGGCTCCGGGGTGCCCGGTGACGGCGGCTTCGCGGAGCTGAGCGACAATGACGGCGAGCTGCCGTTTTAAGGAGTGAGAGTATGGCGTGGATTGAATTACATCAGAATCTTCCGGCGCACAGAAAAGTGAAAAAGTTGAAACGGCTGCTGAAGATCAAGACGCCGCAGGCAGTTGGGCATCTGGCCATGCTGTGGCTCTGGGCGGTGGACAATACGCCGGACGGTGATCTATCCGCGCTGGACCCAGAGGACATTGCAGAGGCGTGTGAGTGGCCGAAGGACGCGGAACAGTTCGTGCAGGCGCTGACCGAGGCCGGTTTTATCGAACCGGACGCGAAGCTGCACGATTGGAGCGACTATGCCGGAATGTTACTCGACCGCCGGGAGAACCAGAGAGAACAGAACCGCAAGCGGCAGCAGCGTTACCGTAACAAACGGAAAGCGGACAGTAACGCAGTTGAATCCAATGCGTCAACGCAAGATTCTAACCCCGTAACGCATGACGATAACGTTAGCGTAACGCGTTACGAAAGCGTTAGTAACGCCCCTGTAACGGCCCTACCTAACCTAACCAAACCTAACCATACCAAACCTAACCTTAACCAGGGGAGGTATGAGGATACTTGTAAGGCGTTACCAGACACCGACAGCGTTACGGCACCGGCACCCCGTCCGCCGCAGAAACGGTCAGAAGCAGTGGCCTATTACTGCCAGAACATCAACGCTGCACCATCGGCATATGCGCTGCAGGCGCTGGAGCACTTCGAGAGCATCCTGGGGGCGGAAGTAACTATCCACGCCATCCAGATCGCTCAGGACAAGTGCATTCGGAACTGGCGTTACGTTGAGCGGATTTTGCAGGACTACGAGCGTGACGGCATCCGCTGCATGGCGGACATCCAGGCGGCGGAGCAACAGCACCAGGCAAGACAGCAGGGGCGGAAGGCTGCGAAAGCGCCCGTCCCGGAAGCAGACAGGCAGCCGGAAGACCAGGCGGAGTTTGCGGGCAGGATCGCTGAGCAGGACGCTTGGATGCGAGAGATGCTAGACAAATGGGAGGAGGAAGGAGAATGAGCAAGCGAGTGATTTGCACCAAGTGCATTGCGAAAGGCGCTGACACCAGCGGCTGCAAGGAGATCGTTATGAAGACCCAGAAGCTGCGTTGTGACGAGTGTGAGCGTATGCGCTGGTGCAGAGTCTTCGAGCAGGAGGAGAGCACATGACGAACAAATACCGGAACCAGAAGGTCGTGACACCGCACGGGGCCTTCGATTCTAAACGGGAGTACCGGCGCTATCAGGAGCTGATGATCTTGCAGCGGGCGGGGAAGATCAGCGAGCTGCGGCGGCAGGTCAAGTACGAGCTGCTGCCCAGCCAGCGGCTCGATGGGAAGTGCGTAGAACGGCCGCTGTACTACATCGCCGATTTTGTCTACACCAAGGACAACGGTGAAGTTGTCGTGGAGGACGTGAAAGGCTACCGGGATCCCGCATCCGCTGGCTATGCCAAGTACGTCATCAAGCGCAAGCTGATGCTATACCGGTACGGGATCAGAGTGAGGGAGGTGTGACGGATGAACTATGCAGAACTGAAACGGCGCAACGACATTTTGAAAGCGAATGTGAAGCATCTCGACAGAGAAAACCAAATGCTGAAAGCAGACCTGGAAGCGACCAAAGACATCCTGCTGGAGACGGAAAGCGAATTGAATCTGGCGACCGGGAAGATCGAAGGCTATCGGGAATGCTTGCGGATACTGAGGGGGCATGACGATGGCGAAGCGTAACCTATGCGACACCTGCCTGCACCACGCGGTATGCAGGCACGGGATTGCCCAGCAGTGGGGGCGGATGGCACACTGCGTCTATTACGAGCGTCTGATTCTGGCGGTACACAAACCGGGATATTTGCCCTTGTGGGTCAGGACGGCGACGGCACCGGAGGAGGACGAGAAATGACAGGAGCAGATATTAGGGAATTTAGAGCGCGGGCGGAGCTCACCCAAAAGGAGCTTGGCGCCATGATTGGCGTCAGTGATTGGACGATCTCAAGCTGGGAAAAAGGAAGGTATACCCTGGCACCTGAACGAATCGAACAACTGGAAGAGCTGATGAAGCGCTTGGGAAGGCCGCCTGAAAAGGAGGATGCAAAGCCTGCAAAACCGGCAAAGCCTACAACCACCAAAACCGCCGCCAACCCTTGCAAGGGCTGCCCCTACTGGCAGCACATGGACAGAGCGAAAAGCCCGACCATGTACTGCGCCTGCCTCCAGGAGACCGGACACGTCCGCACCTGCGGCGTGGAGCGTACATACCAGCGGTACAGGGCGCTCAGTCCGCTGTCTCTGGACGCTGCCAGGGCGGCGGAGTTGGGTGTGAGCTATGGGCAGTATAAGGCGCTGTAAATGACGATGACGAACCGGAGGGATGCAAATGACATTGAACGAGTTATCAGAGCACTATCAGCTGCGGGTACAGCTGGCAGAGGTCGAGACCATGTTACAGTCCCTCCGGTGTGCTGCCAGCCCAGGCGCTCAGGCGCTGACCGGGATGCCCCACGCGACCGGCGTGCGGGACAAGGTGGGAGACTTGGCGGTGGAGATCGCCACCATGGCCGACGAAGCGGACAGGCTCCGGCAGGAGATTAGTCGGCAGGAAGAGAAGGTGCAAGCGTATATCGCAGCTATCCCAGACCCGCGGACGCGGACAATCTTCCGGCTGAGGTTTATCCGAGGGCTGATGTGGTGCGAGGTGGCGGCTATCCTGGGTGGCGGGAACTCTGCCAGCGGTGTGAAGATGGCGTGTTATCGCTACGCGGAAAGTTGTGACTCGATGTGACGCGATGTTACTTGATGTGACGCGCATCATCTGATATGGTTATACTTAACAGAAAGCGGGAATGGCGGCTGCATAGCGATGTGCAACCGCCATTTTTCTACCCCGAAGGAAGGTGGTTGTTTTGTCAGAGCTGAAAAATAAGCAGCACGAGTTGTTTTGCCTAGAGATAGCTTCGGGGCAAAACAACACACAGGCCGCAATAAATGCTGGGTATAGCGAAAAGTCAGCGCGTAAAACAGGGAATCGTTTGCGGACAAATGCGGACATTTCAGCGCGTATTGACGAGCTTATGGCAGAGATAACGTCTGAAAAAGTTGCCGACGCGCAAGAAGTCATGGAATACCTGACAAGCGTCCTCCGGGGCGAATCAAAGTCCAGCGTCCTCGCCCGTGACGAGATCGGTGCCGAGCGCGTGATTGAGAAGCCTCCGGACGAGAAAGAGCGCCTAAAGGCAGCCGAACTCCTGGGCAAGCGCTACGGCCTGTTCAAAGAGGCAGTAGACCTGGAAGTCAAGGCGTCCGAAAAGTTGGCGGATGTCATGGCGCAGATCGGTGGGGATGGTCTTGAGGAGTAGCTTCCCATTGTCGCCCAAATATATCGATTTTATCAACACGGTTCACGGCGTCCGGGCGGACTTCCTCGAGGGCACGACCGCATCGGGCAAGACCACCGTTGGCGCAGGCGTCAAATTCATGCGCATGGTCAGCCTGTCTGGGAAAAAGATGCACATCCTGGCCAGCCGTACCACCGGCACGGCAGAGAAGAACATCATCCAGCAGGACAACGGCATTCTGGACTTGCATCGGGGCGCTGTGTACAACGGCAACGGCAGCGCACAGTTCAAGTTCCCCCACATCCTGTTTGAGGACAAGGTCATTTACATCCTGGGCTATGACACCCGGGACAAGTGGGAGAACGTCCTGGGCGGCCAGTATGGGTGTGTGTACATCGACGAGATCAACACGGCGAACATCGAGTTCGTCCGGGAGATCTCCACCCGAAACGACTACCTCATGGCCACCCTGAACCCGGATGACCCGAATTTGCCCATCTACAAGGAGTTCATCAACCGTTCTCGACCGTATCAAAAATATGCCCACGACGTTCCGCCGGAGATCATGGCGGAGTTGACCGAAGAGCCGGTGCCGCAATGGCGGTACTGGTTCTTTACGTTCCGGGACAATTTGAGTCTGACCGAGGCGGACATCCAGCGGAAGATAGAGGCGGCGCCCAAAGGCACCAAGCTGTACAAGAACAAGATCTTGGGCTTGCGTGGCCGGGCGACGGGGCTGGTGTTCCCCAACTTCGACCGGCAGCGCCACGTTATCACTGCGGCGACCGCAAGGCAGTTCGTTCGCCACCGGCAGGACAAGAGCCAGCCGGAGTATTTCATCCAGTTCAGCGCTGGACTGGACACGGCCTACAGCCAGAAGAGTCCGGACACCATCGCCATGAGCTTCCTGGGCATCACCAACCTGGGGCGCTGCATCCTGCTGGATGAGCGGGTGTACAACAACGCCGCCTTGGGGGTTCCCCTGGCCCCATCGGACACGGTGCGCAATCTGCTGGACTTTTTAGAGCGCAACCGGGCGGTGTGGGGGCTGGCACGTGGGGTGTTCGTGGACTCCGCTGACCAGGCTACCTTGACGGAGTTGACCAAGTACAAGCGAGACCACGGCGCACTGTACGACTTCACACCCGCCTGGAAAAAGATGAAGATCGTGGATCGTATCAACCTCCAGTTGGGGTGGTTCGCCCATGGGGATTTCCTGGTGCTGGACCACTGCCGCAGCTACATGGCGGAGCTGGACAGCTACAGCTGGCGGGAGGATCGGGACAACGAGCCAGAGGACGCCAATGACCACATGATCAACAGCGTGCAATATGCATTTATCCCATACAAATCCAAGATTGGAGGCAGTCATGAAAGTAGGTGACAAGATCAGAATGGCACTGAGGACTTTTTTGAAAATCCAGCCGCCGGGCGTACAGGGCTACCAGATCAACGAGCTGTTTGACTGGCAAGGCAACGCCATTAAGAATCGCATCTGGTACCGTGGGGACGGGGCGGAGTTGAACCAGTTTTATCGGCAGATGCTGGACAAAACCACCCATTCCTTTTGGGCGTCCGTGCCCACCCAAGGCATGGAGGTGCGCAAAATTCACACCGGCCTGCCCAAGGAGATCATCGAGACCCTTTCCGGTCTGGTGGTCTCCGACCTAAACGACCTGGACTTCGCCAAAGCGGAGAAGCAAGAGGTCTGGGAGGCGGTGCGGAAGGAGAACGAGTGGCGGTCACTGATTACCCGGGCGCTGAACGGCTGTATGGTCATCGGCGACGGCGCGTTCAAGATCAGCATGGACCCGGAGCTGTCCGCCTATCCCATCCTGGAGTGGGTGGACGGCGACCGGGTGGACTTCGTGCAGCGGCGGGGGAGGGTGCAGGAGGTCATCTTTACCAGTCACTACGGTACCAGCTATACCCTTCGGGAGCGGTACGGGTTTGGCTATGTCAAGTACAAGCTGTACCGAGGCGAAACCGAGGTAGATATGACGGTGCTGGAGGAGACGGCGCAGCTTCAGGACGTGACCTTCGACCCGTCCTATATGATGGCGGTGCCCTTCCGCATCAAGGAGTCGGCCAAGTGGCCGGGGCGGGGGCAGTCCTTCTTCGAGGGCAAGACGGACAGCTTTGACGCCCTGGACGAGGCGTGGAGCCAGTGGGTCCATGCCATGCGGCAGGCCAGACCTCGGACGTACATCCCGGAGAGCCTGATCCCCAGAGACAGCCGCACCGGCGTGATGTGCAAACCCAATCCCTTCGACAACCAGTTTATCGCTACGTCCAGCGACCTGTCCGAGAACGGCAAGAACCAGGTCTCCCTTCAGCAGGCGGAGTTTTATGCCGAGCAGTACAACAGCACCTACATCACGGCGCTTGACTTGGCGCTGCAAGGTCTCATCTCCCCCAGCACTCTGGGCATCGACACCAAGAAGCTGGACAACGCGGAAGCCCAGCGGGAGAAGGAGAAGACCACCCTTTACACCCGACAGAACCTGATTGCCGCTCTGTCCGAGGCCATCCGGCGACTGGTGGACGCAACCTTCAAGTCGTATGCCACCGCCAATGGCGGCGTATTGGAGGACACCGATGTGGATGTGAGTTTCGGCGAGTACGCCAACCCCAGCTTTGAGGCAGTGGTGGAGACCCTCTCCAATCCTAACACCCCCATGAGCATCGAAGCCAAGGTGGAAGAGCTGTGGGGCGACGCCAAGGAGCAATCCTGGAAGGAGGAAGAGGTGCGCCGCATCCGGCAGGAGCAAGGATTGGAAGCGCTGGAGGAACCCAGCGCCGGCGCGGAGGTCGTAGTGGGTGGCTTCGGTGGCTGACTATGACGTCAGGGCGGCGTTCGGCGCCATTGAGGAGGAACTCATCGCCTCCATGATGCGCAATCTGGCCCACCACCGGGCGCAGGAGACTGCCGAGGGCATCAAGTGGAGCCAGTGGCAAGTGGAGCAGCTGGCGGCGCTGGAGCGCTACAAAAAGCGCAACCGGAAGCGGTTTGGTGGCCTTTTCAGCGGTATCAACGCCCGTATTGAGCGAGCCATTGCCGTCCAGCGTGCCGCCGGGCAGGCGGGGCAAGAACTAAGTATCTTGCAGGCGGCAAAAACCGGAGCGAAGATTGATAGAGCGGCCAAGCAGGCAGCCTTGGAAGGCAGCTTCCACGACATCAACGACCGCAAATTTAATGCCCTTTTGCGCGCCACTACCCAGGATATGGAGAAGGCGGAACACGCCATCCTACGCAGAGCCAACGACGCCTATCGCAAGGTCATCTTCAACGCCCAGGTCTACGCCAACACCGGCGCGGGAACGTACGAAAAGGCGGTGGATATGGCCACCCGGGACTTTTTGCGCAGCGGTATCCAGTGCGTGGTGTACAAAGACGGCTCCCGCCACTCCCTGGCGGACTACGCGGACATGGCGCTGCGCACCGCGTCCAAGCGTGCCTACCTGCAAGGGGAAGGCGAGCAGCGGCAGGCGTGGGGCATCAGCACTGTCATCGTCAACAAACGGGGCGGAGCCTGTCCCAAATGCGCCCGGTTCTGCGGCAAGGTTTTCATCGACGACGTGTGGAGCGGTGGCAAAGCAGAGGATGGAGATTATCCGCTGCTGTCCTCCGCCATCCAGATGGGGCTGTATCACCCCAGGTGCAAGGACGCGCACTCCACCTTCTTCCCCGGCGTGACCGAGGTAGACCAGCCGTGGACGCCTGCGGAGCTGGAGCAGTTGGAGCGGACCGAACAGCGGCAGCAGCGCCAACAGCACGCCCAGCGGCAGGCGGAGCGGTATGACCGGCTGGCGCGGTATAGCTTGGATGAGGGGAACCGGGAGCGGTATAGAGCGAGAAAACAGGCGTGGGAAGAGATGGCGCCGGTACAGCTAAGCGACTACCTGGTTCAGGCGCAGGAGGCACTGCGAAAAGCAGAAACGGAATATGCTGCGGGGGCCATGACAATGAATGCCGTGGATGATATAATAAGCGAGACAGACCGCACGGCAATTTTCGATTACATGTCTTCTGGTGTGGCATATGCACTAAATGATGCGTTGCGGTCAGGGCGAGAATTGACGCCGGAACAGCAAAACTACAAGAGAAATTTGGATATTGCGTTAGCGAAGCTGCCGGACTATTCCGGGACGCTATACCGGTCTTTGACCTCGGATTTCATGGATATGGATGAATTCCGGGCAGCGCATCAAGTGGGGAATATCGTGAGATACCCTGCATTCACATCCAGCAGCAAAGAAATCTACGATGACACGATGGATATTCAGATGGTCATTCAAGCGAAACACGGGAAAGATATTTCTCTGCTGAATCCGCAAGAAAAAGAGGTTCTCTTCCGGCGTGGTTCACAGTTTGTAGTAACGAAGATTGAAAATGGCGTGATTTATATGGAGGAACTACCATGAACCCAAAAGACCCGACAGATCGTTTTTACTTTGTCCCTGCATATGAAACACCCGTTTGCAATGGGTGCAAGCATCGGGATTTGCTCAAGTGTGATGCGTTTCCAGAGGGGATCCCCAAGCACGTCATTGAGGAGAAAATCCAGCGAAAGGGGGACGCGGCATATTTGGAGCGTTCCTGCAATGGGAGAGACGAGATCGGATTTGAACCAAAGGAATAATGAGCGGAAAAGAAGCACAGTGGAAGCCCACCGTGCTTTTTTCATACCCATTTTACCGCCCACACGGGTCAAGGCATAAAACTGCCCCGGCAAGGCGACGGCCATACGGAGAAAGGATGATGAACATGGCAGAACCTACCACCACTCAGACCACACCCACCACGGAGCCGGAACAGACCACACCCACCGGCGGCGAGCAGCCCAACTACGACGCCATTTTCGCCAAGCTGGACGCCATCCTGGACAAGCGTTCGGACGGCATCGGCCGCAGAGCCTTGGTAGACAACGGCATTGCGGAGGCCGAGGCGAAAGAAATCGTGGCGGCTTATCGTCAGCAGAAGGGCGCGGCAGCCCAGCGGCAGGCGGATGCGATGTCCGCCTTGGAGGCGGAGAACGCCCAGCTGAAAGCCCAGATGCTGGAGAGCCGGTTGCAGACCGAGGCTATGAGCCAGGCTGGCACCCTGGGCGTGGCGGCGGAGACCATGCCTTACCTGCTGCGGCTGGCGGACCTGTCCGGCGCAGTGGATGACAAGGGCGAGATTCAGGCCGAGGCGGTCACGGAGGCGCTGAACAAGGTGCTGACGGACATCCCGGCGCTGAAGCAGACCAAGGAACAGGCCAGGGGCTTTGTCCCCGTAGGCGGCGACGGCAAGGATCGGCAGAGCGCGGAGGCGGATGACCGGATGCGCAGTTGGTTCAGCCTGCCGCCCAAAAAGTAAGAAAGGATGATGAAAGATGGCAAACTCTATCACTTTGGCGAAAGCCTATACCAACCTCCTGGACGAGGTCTATCGGAATGCCAGCGTGACCAATGACCTCATCAGCGACAATGCGCTGGTCAAAGCTGGCGCAAACGCAAACGAAATCCTCTATCCCCAGATCAGCGTCAGCGGCCTGGGCGACTACGACCGCAACAGCGGCTACACCAACGGTTCTGTGTCCGTGGTGTGGAAGACCGCGACCTTCAACTATGACCGTGGCTCCAAAATTTCCGTGGACAGCATGGACGATGAAGAGACCTTCGGCATCGCCTTCGGCCAGGCGTCTTCCACGCTGATGACCGACAAAGTGGCGCCGGAAGGGGACGCCTTCACCTTCGCCACTCTGGCCGGTATTCCCGGCATCTCCAAGGCGGCGGCCACCACCTACACCGATGCTTCCGAATTTCTTGCCGCCCTGATCGCCGCCAAGAACCGGATGGACGAGGACGAGGTGCCCGAGGAAAACCGTATCCTCTACGCCACGCCCACCCTCATCAACGGCGTCATGGGTCTGGACACCACCAAGAGCCGGGAGGTGCTGGCCACCTTCCAGGCAGTCCGCAAGGTGCCCCAGAGCCGGTTCTATACTGCCATCGACCTGCTGGACGGCAAGAGCCCCGGCGAGGACGCCGGTCACTACCGGAAGGGTACGGCCAGCTACAAGGCGTCCACTGATACCACTGTGACCGCTGGCAAGACCTATTACACCAAGTCCGGCGACACCTATTCCACCGTATCCTCTCCCACCGGCAACCCCTCCACCAGCTCCTACTACGAGAAGGTGACGGAAGAAGGGAAGGATATCAACTTCATGATCATCCACAAGCCTGCCCTCATCAAGTGGGACAAGCACGTGACCTCTTCCATCATCCCGCCTGACGCCAACCCCAACAGTGACGCCTACATTGTCAAGTACCGCAAGTACGGCATTGTGGACGTCCTGCGCAACAAGGTGGCCGGTATCTACCTGAGCCACAAGGCTTGACGGGGAGGCGAGGACGATGCGTAAGATTGGCATGACCACGCCGCTGCCGCCCGTTGTGGAAACATACGAGGCAATTTGGTTGGACGGAAGGGAACCGTCCACCTTTGTGGCGGAACCGCTGCCCCAGGAGAGACCGAAGCCCAAGCGGGAGAAGGGCGGCAAGAAGCAGGACGGGGAGGATGCGTAATGTACGCATCCTTCTCTGACTATACCGGCGCAGGCTACATCCGCCTGGCAAACGTGGACGACCCGGAGCATTGGTTGGAGCTGGCCAGTCGGGACATTGACACGCTGACCTTCAACCGGATTCGGGCGCTGGGGTTTGACACGCTGACAGAGTTCCAGCGGGAAATAGTCCAGACGGTCACCTGCCAGCTGGCAGAGTTCCGCTTTGAGAATGATGAGCTGCTGGACAGCGCCTTGACCGGCTACTCCATCAACGGTGTCAGCGCCAACTTTGGCGACGGACGGAACGTGGTGACTGTGGGAGAAGTCATCCTGCCGGTGCGGCTGTATGGCTGGCTGCAACAGACCGGGCTTTGCTGTCGGAGGCTGGGATGAGGTGGCCGGTGTTGGTGCCGCGGGCGCTGTGCAAGACCCCCATCCAGGTGACCCTGCGTCGGGAGGGTATCGACGAGGACGGTGCTCCGGTGGCGGCGCTGACGGTGGAGACCGTGTGCAACTGGCAGGACTCCGCCAAGACGGTGCGCACGGATCAGGAGCACTTCGTGGAGCTCTCCGGCGTGGCGCTGTTCCCCGGTGACTTGTGCCCGGAGCTGGCGGCTATCGGCGGAGGAGAAGTGGTGGTGTTCGGCGAGAAACGGACCATCCTCCGGGGCAGCAAGTGCCGGAACCCAGACGGAACGGTGAATTACACCAGATTGGAGCTGGTATGACATGAGACTGGTCAAATCCAAAGTGAAACTGAATATGCCCGCCATCCGGAAGCTGGATCGGGCGGCCTATCAGGCCATGGTATTGACGGCGGAGGCGGTGAAGACCGACCTGATCCAGTCCCAGACCATGCCCTTCGACACTGGCAGCCTCCAGAACGAGAACACCTTCGTCAAGCCCCATCCCCTCCTCCGCAAGGTGGACATCGTGTCCCAGACGCCCTACGCCCGGCGGCTGTATTTCCATCCGGAATACCATTTCTCCAAGCGGGAGAATCCAAACGCCGGTGGCGCCTGGTTCGAGCCGTACAAGCCCGGCGGAGCAAAACAGGCATTCCCGGGCAAGGCGTTCGCCGCGTTCTACAAGCGGAAATCGGGGGTGTGAGCGATGACTTTGGCAGAGGTGCGGGACTGGTTGAAGACCATTTCCGCCGCAGAGCATTTTTATATCGGTAAGCTGGACGCCAAGCAGGACAAGAGCCTGGGCGTGTACAGCCGAGCTGCCCTGGGGCAGCCGCCCGACATTGCGTTGGGCGGACTGTCCTGCACCAAGACAACGGCGAAGCAGGTGTCTCTCCTGCTCCACTGGAATCAGAACGCAAAAGAAACAGAAGCCGCTGCCCAGGCGCTCTTTGAAGCGCTCCAGGCGGCGGGACCCATCCAGATCGGCCAGACGCAGGTGGCTTTTTTGCAACTGCTGGTGCCGGAGCCTGTGGACGTGGGCACCGATGACAACGGGGTCTATGAGCGGGTGATCTGGGTGGATTTTTACTATAGAAGGAGTGATTGACGATGGCAAACAGAACCAGTGACGTGTTCCCCTGTTACGAGAACCAGTTCAAGGTGGGCGCTTCCAGTACTTCGGTCAATACCATTGCGGACATGGAGAGCTTTTCCGTGTCCTTTGACAACGGCGTGGAGGAGTGGACGCCCTTTGACACGGAAGGCTGGGTGCGTCGCCTGCTGACCTCTAAGGGCATCACCATCTCCGTGTCCGGCAAGCGGAACATCGGCGATGACGGCAACGACTTTATCGCAGGCAAGTTCATGGCCAACGGCACGGACGCCCAGGCGTATTTTGAGTGGACTTTTCCTGACGGTGCCAAGGTCGTTTTTGACAAGGCGGTCATCAACGTGACCAACATCGGCGCTGGTGACTCCACCGGCGTCGGCGCCCTGGAATTCGACATCCAGTCCAACGGCAAGCCCACCTATACCGCCGCTACCACCGCGGGTGGCTCTTAAAGGAGGAAAACGATTATGGCAAAAATGATGGATATTACGGATAAGCTCACCTTCGGCGAAAATCCTCGCCTGCGCATCAAGGACGAGGAGCTGGAAGTCCATGCGGACACTGCCACCGTCCTGCAGATCATGGAACTGTTGGGCGACGGCGATACCGGCACCCGGGAGGTCATCCGCTGCGCTGATCTGCTGCTGGGCAAAGAATCCCGGAAGAAGCTGGAGACGCTGAACCTGCCGTTTGCCGACTACATGATGGTCATCAAGCAGGCCATGACCCTGGCCACCGGCACGGATGGCGAGGAGGAAGGCACCGGCGGGGACCCTACTATGACCTGATCGACGACTTTGGCTTGATCGCGTCGTCTTTCAGCGAGCAGTACAACATCCGCCTGAGCCGGGAGGCGGGCAGCATGAGTTGGGACGAGTTCCGCGACCTGCTGTCCGGCCTCTCGCCGGACACCGCCCTGGGGCGCATGGTGGCCATTCGGGCGGAAGAGGACAAAGAGATTTTGAAACAGTTTACGCCGGAACAGCGGCGCATCCGCAGCCAGTGGCGCAACCGCACAGCCAAGCGGAAGCGGGCAGAGGACACTGCCGACTTCCTGGCGCAGATGCAGAACGTGTTCCGGCAGATGGCAGGAGGTGAGAACGGATGAGCATCATTGTCGGCAGAGTAGGGTTGGGCGTTGACCTGGAATCGAATCCGTTCGACCGCCAACTAAATGCACTGGCAAAAAAGGCAGCTTCCACGTTGGCGGCTGCCTTTTCCGTCAAAAAACTGGTGGACTTCGGGAAATCCTGCATTGAGATGGGCAGTGACCTGGCAGAAGTGCAGAACGTGGTGGATGTCACCTTTGGCAAACTGACTGGCAAAGTGGACGAGTTCGCAAAATCGGCGGCGATGCAGTTCGGCCTGTCCGAAACCATGGCGAAGAAGTACATCGGCACCTTCGGTTCTATGGCGGAGGCGTTCGGATTCAGCGAGAAACAGGCGTTTGAAATGTCCAAGACGCTGACCGGCCTGGCGGGTGATGTGGCGTCCTTCTACAACATCTCCCAGGACGAAGCCTACACCAAGCTGAAATCGGTCTTCTCCGGTGAGACAGAGACCTTGAAAGACCTGGGCATCGTTATGACCCAGTCCGCCCTGGACGCCTACGCCATGGCCAACGGGTTTGGCAAGGTCACAAAGAAGATGACCGAGCAGGAAAAGGTCTCTCTGCGCTATGCGTTTGTCCAGTCCCAGCTGACTAATGCCACTGGGGACTTCTACCGCACCCAGGACAGCTGGGCGAACCAGAGCCGCATCCTGGCTTTGCAGACGGAGTCCGCGATGGCGGCGGTGGGGCAGGGGCTCATCAACCTGCTGCGTCCGGCGCTGGTGTGGGTCAACGCTGTTATGGGCAAGGTCGTGCAGCTGGCCAACGCCTTCAAAGAGCTGACTGCTTCTCTTTTTGGTTCCGGCGGCGCGCTGAGCGGTGTCACGGACACCGCCAAGCAGCTGGGCAGCAACATGAGTGGCATTGGCAAATCCGTGGCCGGTATCGGCGACGGGCTGAACAGCGCCAAGAAGTCCCTGTCCAACATGAGCGGAGAAGCCAAAAAGGCAGGCGCAAAAGTGGGCAAGACCCATAAAGCGATCAAGGCGCTGCGCCGCGAACTGGAAGGATTTGACCAGATCACCCGCCTGGAGGATAAGAGCAAGTCCGGCGGAACCGGTGATAAGACCAAAAAGTCCAAGAAGAAAAAGAAGAAGGATGACGCCTTAGATGGCATGACCACCGCCGCCCGCAGCACAGCGAGCAGCACGGAGGAAGTGGCCAAGGCGTCTGAACGGCTGAAAAAGCTGCTGGCTCCGCTGGTGGCGTCCCTGGGACGACTGAAAGCGGCCTTCTCAGCCTTCGTGGATACCGTCAAGAAGGGCGGCAAGTGGGTGCTGGACCATGTCCTCATCCCGTTGGGCGAGTGGACCATCTCCAAGGCTCTGCCTGGGCTGATCGATGTGCTGGCATCCGCGTTTTATGCACTCAACGAAGCGTGCAAAGCACTGGCACCGGTGGCGGAAGCCCTCTGGGATTGCTTCTTGCAGCCCATCGCCAGCTGGACCGGCGGCGTGATCATCAGTGTCCTGAAAGCACTGCGGGACGTGCTGACCGGCCTGGGTGACTGGATCCGTAAGCACCAAGCGCTCTTTGACGGCATTGTGGTGTCCATCTTGGGCTTCGTGGCGGCGGTCAAGACGGCCAAGACCATTACCAAGGTGATCGAGGGCGTCAAAACGGCATTTGAAGGATTCCGGAACGCCATCTCCATCTTCCGGTTCCTGAAGGAGGGGATGGGGACGCTGAAAGCGTTCAAGAACGCCTTTTCCGGGTTCAGTATCGTCAGCAAGGTCACAGGGCTGTTTGCCGGGCTGAATCCGGTGGTGCTGATCGTTGTTGGCGCCATCGGTGCCGCAGTGGCCATCGGTGTTGCGCTGTACAAAAACTGGGATAAGATTTGTGCCTGGGCGGGCAAGCTCCGGGACAAATTGATCGCCCTGAAAGACAAGGCGTTCGGTGCTCTGGGCAACGCGGTGAAGAAAGTGACCGGGTTCTTCAAGAAGCACGGCGACACCATCTTGAAGCTGCTGGGGCCGTTCGGTCTACTGGTGAAAGCGGGCATCGCTGTCTACAAGAACTGGGATAAGATCAAAGCCGCTGCAGGGAAGCTGTGGAAGACCATCAAAGCGAAGGTCATCGACGTATTCCAGAAGGCATCGGACAAAGTGAGCGCTTTGAAAGAGGCCGGGGCGAATATCGTCAAGAACATCAAGAACGGCATCACCGAGAAGGCGAAAGGGATTGGCGACTGGTTCAAGGAGAACGTCGTACAACGAATGTCGGACGCTGCGAGCAAGGCAGAAGAAGTCGTGGTAGGCATCAAAGCAGAAATCCAGACCAAGAAGGAAGAGCTGGAGGAAAAGTGGGGTGAGCTGACCTCCAACATCAAGGAAAAGGTAGTCGATCTGAAAGCCAGAGCCGCCACGACCGCTGGCAATGTCAAGAACTGGTGGGGTGACGTGACAGCCTACTGGAAGGACAAGGGCGCTGACCTGAGCGCAAAAGCGGCCACCGCCGCCAGTTCCATCCGCAGTTGGTGGAATGACCGCGTGAGCAACTGGCATGATAAGGTGGCCAGCCTATCCGCAAAGGCGGCAACTGCGGCTTCCTCCGTGCGGAACTGGTGGAACGGGGTCGCGAAATACTGGAAGGACAAGCAAGCGAAATTCTCCATCACCATCGCCGGGAAAATCTCCGACCTGAAAAAATGGTTCAACGCAAATGTCATCAAGCCAGTCAATAACAAAATCCACAAGATTCCGTTTTTGAAGAATGTCTCTATCCCCTACTTGGCGCAGGGCGGCTACGTCCGCAAGAACACGCCTCAGCTTGCCATGATTGGCGACAACCGCCATCAGGGCGAAGTTGTGGCGCCGGAAGACAAGCTGGAGGAGATGGCACGGAAGGCTGCGCTGGCTGCTGGCGGCGGCAATACGCAGCGGGTGGAAGCGCTGCTGATGGAGGTCATCATGCTGCTGAAGACCATGCCGCTCTATCAGCTGGATCAGGAATCCCTCCGGCAGTATTTCATCCGGAAGACCAACGCTAATACCAGAGCCAACAACGGGCGTTGCGAGCTGACCGTATAGGAGGTGTGACGCTATGGCATATACCATCAAGGCAGGGGGCGTAACGCTCCCTGCCCCTACCAAAGTGACCAGCTCTGACGAGCTGATCTGGAGTTCCAACACCGGCCGCACCTCTTCCGGCAAGTTGGATGGCACCCTCATTGCCAACAAGGTGACTGTTGACGTGGAGTGGGGCGTCCTGACAGAGGCGGAGTTGCAGACCATCGTCAGTGCGACGGGTGGGAAGTTCTTCGACCTGCAAGTGCGGGACAACAACGCCACAAAAACCATCCAGGTGTACCGTGGCACGCTGAAAAAGGAACAGCTGGGCTATATCGGTGACGGGAAGTTTTATTATCGTAATGCGACTGTGAGCTTTATCGAAGTCTAGGAGGTGACGCTTTTTGTACAACACAACCACAGCATTGGCGGCGGCATTGGCCGCCAAGCGCTTGAACTTGAAGGCGGTGTGCGGGAGCACCACGTTGGAGGGCAACCAAATCGCCAACTGCACCTATTCCGCTTCCATCGGCGGGGCAGACGCTCTGACCATCGGCGGCGTGACGGCAGCCATGGTGACCCTGACCGTCAACCAGGAAGTCGCCTGGCGCGACAAGACCATTGTGGTCTCCGTAGGAGCCGAGGTGGACGGCACGACCCAGTATGTCCCGCTGGGCACCTTCGCAGTCACCGACTGCAAGCAGGCGGAGGGAACGACCACCATCACCGCCTACGACGCTGCCTATTACGCCCTGGGCGGCACCTATACGCCCACCGTGTCCTCCGGCACCAGCATGGCGGCAGTGCTGTCCGACGTGGCTGACCAGTGCGGCCTGACTCTGGCCACGCTGCCTGCGGCGGCGTCCACGACCAACGTGGTGGGCGACCTGACCGGGAAGACCTGCCGGGACATGGTGGGCTACCTGGCGGCGCTGGTGGGATGTAACGCGCTCATCGACCGGGACGGCAAGCTGGCCTTGCGCTGGTTTGCCGACAGCGGTCAGAGCTACAGTCCTAGCGACTACTATAATGCTGGCCTGTCCATCGATGGCACGTCAACCCTGGCCTGCATCCAGGCGGCGGTGGAACAAACTGCCGCGGACGCTGACGGCAACACGTCGGTCACCACCAACACATACACCGCAGGCGGCACAGGGGTGGGGATTGCTATCCAAAACCCGTACATGACCCAGGACATCCTGGACACCGTATGGGCGTCCATCGGCGGACTGGAATACACCGTCGGCAGCTGTGACGTCTTCCATGGGATGTTGACGGAGCCTGGCGACCTGGTGACCATCACGGATAAGGCGGGGGTGGCGCATACGCTGGCGGTCATGACGCTGGAGCTGTCCATTGACGGCGGCTGCCGGGCGAAAATCCAAGCAACGGCAGCTAGCGCAACAGACACAGACGCAAATGTGTCCGGCTCTATGACAAAGCAGATCACAAAGATCGCCAAGGATGTCATGGAGTTTTACACCATCGTGGCGCAGAAGGCGAAGGTCGTTGACTTGGAGGCGGCAAACGCTGAAATCGGCAGCCTGAAAACCGGGAAAGCCGATGTGGAGGACTTGACCGCAGCCACAGGGCGAATCGACAGCCTGGAGACAGACGTGGCAAACGCCAACAAGTTGATTGCAGATAAAGCCGACGTTGCCGACCTGAACGCCACAAATGCTGAAGTTAGCAGCCTCAAGGCAGATAAGGCCGATGTGGACCTGCTGAACGTGGTCAAAGCGACCATCGAAAATCTGCTTGTGCGTGGCGGTATCATCACGGACAGCCTGTCCGGCGTAGAGATCAACGCCACTAAGTTTTTGACCGGCGTTACCATCATCGGCGACGTCATCAAGGCAGGGACGCTGCAAGCGAACCGTATCATCCTGACCGGCGAAAACGGGCTGATCTATGAGCTGAACGTCAACGCCGGGAATCTGACAGCGTCCCAGCTGACCCAGGAGCAGTACAAGCAGGCGCTGGATGGCAGTGTGCTGGTGGCGTCGTCCATCACCACAGACAAGCTGGCGGCAGGGTCTGTCACGGCCCAGGTCATCGCCTCCGGTGCAATTACTACGGACAAATTGGCGGCTAACGCGGTAAAGGCAATCAACATTGAGTCCGGCGCAATTACTACGGACAAATTGGCAACGGGGGCGATTACTACGGACAAGCTGGCAGCAAAAGCAGTGAAAGCGGAAAAAATTGACGTGGATAATCTTTTTGCTCAGGACATCACCGCTACCGGCACCATCACCGGCGCTCAGCTCATTGGCGCCATTTTGAGCGGCAATGCCATCGACATCCAGGCGGTGGTGGACGCCAGCACCATCGGCATCAAAACGGAGGAGACGAGCGGGAATGTCAGTTTGGTGCTCAGCGCCTCCGGGGGGACCACCAAGGGGGAGATCACCCTATCTCGCGGAGTCCTGAAACTGTTCGGACAGTCCCTCCTGGAGTTGGCGACCAATGAGCTGTACATCAACGCAGACACCATTACGGATGCCAACTACAGTAAGGTCAGTTACACCAGCTTTTCCGGCGGGGTCATTTCCTCCGGCACCATCAATGTGGTGAAGTTTTTAGGGCAGTGTAATGTGTTTGGCGAGATCAAATTGACAGGTAATATCAGCGATTGGACAGAGGTGCTGACCTCAGCGCAAGTGCCCGCCCCCAGACACGGCACGAATAAGTATGTCCCATCCACGACTTGGGGTACGTCCTTTGTCCGCGCACCCCGTATCCAGGTCAACGGCAGTGGCGGGCTGCGTCTGCGCTACGGTGCGGCGGCAACGTATAATTTTGACACAACTTATCCAATTTGAGGGGTGATAAAAAATGACGTATATTACACAAATTGTCGTTGGTGCTTGCACCTCGCTCCTGACTGCCGCTCTGCTGGCCGTATGGCGCGGGCAGCAGAAGCTGCGGCGAGAGTTGCGGCAGCGGGAGCAGGCGCTGACCGACGGGATGAAGTGCGTGCTGCGGCTGGAGCTCATCCACGAGCACGCCCGTTACATGGACAAGGGCTATATCCCGGTCTATGCCATGGAGAATGTATTGGACAGCTATGCTGCCTACCATGCACTAGGCGGCAACGGCACCATTACGAAGATGGTGGAAGAACTGAGACGGATCCCAACAAGAGAGGAGTAACGAAATGAAGAACAAGAATTGGTGGAAAGCAGCGGGCATTAGAGCGCTGAAAACTGTGGCTCAGACCGCTCTCGCAGCACTCAGCACCGCCTATGTCCTGGCCGACGTAGATTGGCTGGTGGTGGGCAGCGCGTCTGTCCTGGCGGGCATTTTGTCCCTGCTGACCAGCTTGGCGGGGCTGCCCGAGGTAGATGAGGAGGCAGCAGAATGAAAATCAGCGAAAAAGGCTTAGCCATGATCGAGAGCTTTGAGGGTTGCTTGTTGAAAGCGTCCAACAAACTCGACGGCGTATGGACCATCGGCTACGGCCAGACCGGCAGGTATTATGGCAAACGGGTGCGCAAGGGCATGACTACCACCAAGGCACTGGCACACGCTTGGCTCCGTGACCACAGTATCAAGACCTACGAGGACGCGGTGACCCAGTCTGTCAAGGTGCCACTGAACCAGAACCAGTTTGACGCCCTGGTGAGCTTTGCGTATAACGTGGGTGTCGGTGCGCTCAAGCAATCTACTGCCCTGCGCAAGCTGAATGCTGGCGATTACGCCGGTGCAGCGGACGCGCTGACCCTGTGGACGAAGTGTAACGGCAAGGTGCTGGCTGGCCTGGTACGGCGGCGGAAGGAAGAACGAGCCTTGTTTCTGACGCCCGTTGCCACCCATACCAACACCGGCAACACCGACCTGCTCCGCAAGGGCGACAAGGGTGACGACGTCCGGCTCCTCCAGTGCCGTCTGAACATCCTGGGCAGTCAGCTCACCGAGGACGGCATCTGGGGTGTGCAGACGGACAGCGCCGTGAGAGGTTACCAGTATCGCGCTGGTTTGACTGTGGATGGCATCGTGGGTCCCAAGACCCAGGCGGCGCTCATCCGGGACGCAATCCTGGCCAGGGCAGCGGAAATGGGCGCGTACATGGTCAAGCACAAGTGGCACTATAAGGACACCGCCTACAAGGCAAAAGACACCTGGGCGGCTACCAAGGCGTTGAGCAAGCCTGGCTCTAGCTGCTCCCACTTTGTCAGCTGGGTCTTGCAGGACGTCGGCCTGCTGGTGGCAGGCAAGCGTATCAGCCATGACAACGGCAAGGTCACCGGCACCGGCAACCTGCTGGGCTGCCAGGTCATCCAGGCGGGTGGCAAGACCTGGGACAAGCTGGCCGACCTGCGGCCGGGGGATGTGTGCGTCTGGGACAGCAATCTGGCAATCTATGCGGGCGACGGCAAGTGGTACGACGCGGGCGGGCCGTTCAGCGCAAATTGCAAGGATGGACGCTATACCAATGTGGGGCCGGTCGCGCCGTACTATGACCGGACGAAGCCCATCTACTATTTGGTGCGGGCAAAGGCATAAACAAATAACAGCAAGCGCCTGGGGCAGTTGCTCCGGGCGCTTTGCTTTTTGAGAAGACGCAAAAGATATTTATACAAAAGGAGAAAACGATACCCAAAATAGGACGCAGTGCAAGCATACAGACATCCGATCCCTGAAAACAAGGTAAACTCTGTTTACTTTTTGTGAAATTAAGATATAATATAAACAGAAGGGGGTATGGACTATGTTTAGCAAGAATCTGCGGTACTACCGCCTTAAGAACTCCATGACCATGAAGGCGCTAGCCGATAAGAGCAATCTGACCGCCATGGCAATTTCCCACTATGAAAAAGGAACCCGTAAGCCCAGCATGGATATTTTGAAGAAATTGGCCGAAGCCTTGAATGTCAGGGTTTCTGACTTCCTCATTGCAAGAAACGATAAGTTGGTGTTTACCCACGGCGAGTTTCGCAAGACTTCAAAACTCACTGTAACAAAGCAAGATTATGTGAGAGAATCTGTCGAAGAATACTTCGGCCGATTTTACACCGTTGTGGAGTTGCTTGGCGGCGAAGTGTTGCCGGAAGCGCCGGAATGCCATGTGCTTTCCATGACTGGCGACGTGGAAGCAGATGCAAGGGCTATGCGTCTGCATCTCGGTATTGCCGAAGAAGGCCCGGTGAATGATTTGATTACCATCCTGGAAAACAAGGGCATCTTGGTTTATATCTGCGATATTGAGAGCAAAAAGTTTTCTGGAATGAATGGGTTTGTGAATGACCGCCCGTATATTATCGTCAACGGTAATATGAGCCCAGAACGGAACAGATCCACCATTGCCCACGAGTTGGCCCATTTGTTTTTCGACTGGCCGGATGATATGGACGAAAAAGAAGCGGAGGACACCGCCACCGCTATTGCGGGTGCATTTCTTTTCCTCCAGGCAGATGCGATGCGTGAACTAGGCATCCGTAGAAATAGCGTTACCAAAGACATGATCCTTGTTTGCCGGGAGTATGGAATTTCTATGTTCCTCCTTGTTAAGAGGGCGCAGATTGCAAAAATTATATCCAAGGATGCGGCGCAGCGTTTTTATGTGGCTGCAAGTAAATGTGGCTGGCGCACCAACGAACCCAGTAGAATTGCACCAGAGAAACCAGAATTGTTTGAACAGCTTGTGTTTAGAGCGGTCAGTGAGGGCGAGATTAGCATCCAGCGCGGAGCGGAGCTTTTGAGGATGTCCTATGACGAGGTTGTCTCCCACTGCTGTTTCGATGAGGGTTAACGGATGGAGTTTATCAGTAGTGATACGAACGTATGGATCGATTTCAGAGTTATTTCCAGATTAAGTCTGCCGTTTCGGCTCCCGTACACATACATCATGTATGAGGAGTCCATCGATTCGGAGCTGCTGGCCCCTGCGGGCTTTCGGCAAGAATTGATTGACGCCGGGTTAGTCGGCGTTGACATCACATTCGAAGAGTTTACGCTGGCGGAGTCTTGGGGCAGCATTTACCCCAAGCTGTCCGTTCAGGATCGCATTGCCCTTGCGATTGCCAAGGAGCGAGAAATCATTCTTTTGACTGGCGACATGGCATTACGAAAGGCAGCTGGAAAAGAGGGCGTTTCGGTCTTGGGAACAATCGGAGTGCTGGACAAGCTGTTTGAAGGCGCATACATAGCACAAGAGGAGTACGAATATTGCATTTCGGAGTTGCTAAAACATAATGGCGGCGAAATCCGGCTCCCAATTTCCGAACTGAAGAAACGACTGAATCGCCTATAAAGGCGGCTTGGCGCTCTTGCAAAACGAAAAGCGCCCACTCTGGCAAAAGTGGGCGCAACTGCACAAAATCAGACAAAAAACCACCGTGGCGATTATCACACCACGGTGGTTTTTTGTTTATCCTCAAAGGGACAAACCAGAACGAACAACTGGCCGACCATAAAAATCGGAAGTGTTCGCCCAGAGTAACAATGGTGACCCAGAGACGAGGCGACGCGAACAGCGTGGGAAGCGGAAAGCTCCGCCGCGTCTGCGTCCGTAATTGCAGAGAGCGGAACATCTGCACCACCACCGGAATAGGTGAAAATGACCTTGAGTGTATCATCATACACATAAATCGCTGTCACAAAGGTGTTGATCAGTGTCTCCAGGTAGTCCCTGTCCTCGATGTTGCCGCGCTGCAGCTGAGTCAGCCATGCGACCACTTTCGGTTTATCAATGGTGACCAGGGTCGCTTGAGCGGCCAGGAGCTGCCGCTGAAGGTCGGCCTGCTCGTCTTCCAGCTCTCGCATACGGTTCTTCGTGCTGGCGGTCAAAACCCCTTCTTCGATGGCCTTCAGCAGGTTCCTGATGGCTGCATTGACATCGTTCAGCTGCTCTTCTATCATGGTCACCGGGGATTCACGCTCCATCCGTTTGCCATACTCCACCGCGCTGTCTGCTATGGCGTCAATGACGTCCGGGGTCAGCACATAGCAACGGATCGCCTGCGCAACTGCCTGCTCGATGGTGTCCCTGCGCAGATTTTTCTTCCCGCAGCTGTGATTCTGGTGCCGCCGCTGGCAGGCGTAGTAGTAATACAGCACACCGTTCTGACTGGTGCCGGACACGCCAATCATCGGGGCTTTGCACCGGCCGCAGAACAGTTTCCCCGTGAGCAAGTAACCAGCAGGAGTGCGCCGTCTGGCCAGCCCCTGGGGGTTCTTTTTGGTCTTCAATACACGCTGGACACGGTAATAGAGCTCGTCACTGATGATTCGAGGCATTCCGTCTTCGATGCGGATGTCGTCGTATTGATACACGCCACGGTATCGCTCATTGGTGATGAGTCGGTGGAAGCTGCAGCGCTGCCACTCGTTCCC